ATCTGGTACCAGCCGAAGGAGCCAGCGCCGTTCGCGGACATCGCGACAGCCACCGGACCCGCCAGGTTCGCCGTGTTGGCGGCCAGCGTGGTCTGGTAGGTCGTCGCGTTGTACGAGACGAGCGAGCCGACCTCGGTCGACGCAACGCCGAGGAGGAGGATGAACTCGCCCTCGCCGTAGGTCGGGTCGAACGCGCGACAGACCATGCCGAGCGTAGCCGGCGGGGTCGGGATCGCGGACGAACCGTTCGCCATCGTGACGCCAGAATCGGTCTGATCGATCTGGAGCATTCCGGCGCGGTTTTCGGTGAACGAGTAGGCCATGTTCTGGTCCTCCTTAGGCGATCAGCACGCCGCTGAACTGCGGCCCGCTGCTGGTGAGGTTGCCGGCCCAGCCGATCAGCTTGACGATGGCGTCCTGGTTGACCGCCTGGCGCTCGCCCCCGATGGGGACGAAGTTCCGGTCGGCGTGCGGGCGGAACATGAGGTACTTCGTGTTGAGGAACCACATGTGATTCGCCGTCGCGGCGTTACCGATACCGCCGTCGAGGACGACATCGGAGGCCATGCCCGCGCCGTAGTACTTGAGCGACGCGAAGCCCGCGCCAGCCATGCTCGAACCGGAGTCCGAGATGCGCTGGATCGACTGCAGGGACTGCAGATAGAGGCGGTAGTAGTTGTTGTCCGCCACGATCAGGTCCGGCTTGTCGGTGCCGCGGATCAGCTGCACGGCGACCGAATCCATGTACTGCTGGATATTGGAAGCCGTGACAGCCGCTCCGCCGTTCGTGACGCCCGAGTAGGCAACCGAACGCCAGAACGACCACGTCGTGCGGCTGATGCCGCCGTAGGTGCCGGTCGAAGGGCTGTCGGGCACCGCCGCCGCGAGGCCGGTGATGTTCTTGCCCGAGTTGCCGGTGCCATCGAGGTAGATGTCGCCGCCGATGCGGTTGGCGAGCTGCGCCTCCGCGACGGCCATGCGGCCATCGAGCAGGTCGATGATCGCCTCCTTGCCCGAGTTCTGGATCATCTCCAGGCCCGAGATCGAGACCGCCGAGGCGTACTGCGTGATCGAGAACTGCGCCGCGCTGATGGGCGAGTTCTGCGAGACGTTGAGCACCTCGTAGCCCGAGTAGGAGTTCGTGTTGTTCGTCGAGGTGTCGTTGTACATGATCTCCTGGAGGATCACGTTACCACCCGAGAACGTCTTCACGTTGCCGCGCTCCTTGAGGCGACGCAGCAGCGCGTTGTTGTTGGTCACGTTGTCGGCGAGCTCGCCGGAACGCGACTGGATGTTCGTCGCGATGATATCGCTGATCGAACTGTTCGCGAACGCCATGAATGGCACTCCTTACAGAGGGTTTGGGTCAGAGCCGATCCGACATCCCGTCGAATTGCTCGGCGAGAAGGGAACGGCGGTCGGATGCCTTGGCGGCGGATGGCGCTCCGGGTGTGGAGGACCGAACCGAGACCGCGGCCGCCCTGGCGGCTTTCGCCGCCCTGTCTGCCGATGCTTTCCGCTCTGCCAGCGCCGCAGCCTGTGTGGACTGCTGCTGCCTTGCGAAGAGCTGATCGTCCAGACGAAGGGCCTTGTCGTATGCGTCTTGGAGCGTGGTCGCGACGCCGCTCTGTAGGAGCTGGATCATCGTCGGCCGCGCGTCCTCGAAGTGCTCTGCCTTCATGGAGAACTGGTGCACCTCGTCGAGGAGCGCGGCATTGGCCGCCTCCTCTTGCGCCTGCTTCCAGCCGGTCACTTCGCCACGAATCTTCACGAGTTCGTTTTGAAGCGCCACGAAGTTCGGATCGACCGGGGCCTGTGGGGCGGGCTGACCCTGCGCGGCCAAGTCTATGCCGTAGGACCGCGCGAGGGAATGGAAATAGTTGAGCCGGTCCTGGGGGGACGAATTTCGCAGAATATTGTCCGCCTCCATGAGCGCCCGCACGGCCTGCGGCGGTTCGATGCCGAGGCCTCGGATCGTGTCCATGTAGGGCGCGATCGCCTCGTTCATGGCGTCCGCGAATTCGGCCTTGGCGCGGATCGGCTCGATGCCCGCGCGCATCTGCTCCTCGCGCTGGTAGGCGTACTCCTGCAGCCTCGGGTCGGCCTTGGCCCAGAAGTCGTGCATCTCCTTCTTCCAGCTCTGCGGCGGGCGGCGCCACACCGGCTCCTCGGTGGGCTCGGGCGCCTCCGACGCGGTGGCCTGCGGCCCGGCGGGCGCGGCCTTCGCAAAACGGCCAGATGCGTCGCGGGTGCGCTCGCCGGCCGGCTCGGCCGCGGCCTCGGGCTCCGGCTGCGGCGCAGCCTCGGGCGCCGGCGCGGCGGCTTCGGCCTCGATGGCGCTGAACTGCTCGGCCAGCAGCTCCTTGCGGCTGTCGCTGTCCACCTTGGTGATCTCGCTCATGTCATCTCCGCTGTTGCGACCGGATCTCGGCCAGGATCTTGTCCGCCTGCCGATCGGTCATGTTCCACAACTGTTCGCGCAGGCGCTTGATGCGCTGCTCGCGGCTAGTCGTGATCGGCTGCCTCGGCTTCGGCATCTCGTTGCCGACCTCGAAGCAGTTGTGCCTCTTCAAATGCTCCCGGTGCTGCGAGCGGCTGCTGATCCACGAGCCATCCGCCATCGACTTGTAGCCGCCGATGTCGGAGACGATCTGGATCTTCGGCTCGGCACCGGGCGTGGCGACCGCGATCTCGATCATCTCACCGTCGCGCCAGACGTATCGCGTCCTCATAGCAGCAACATCACCTCCTCGTCGTCGGCCTCCAGTTGCATGTCGCGCTGGATTGCAGAAGCGCGCTCCAGCCCGGCGAGAATGCGCCCGAGGTCGATGGTTGGGGCTTTCAGTATGTCGGCGCGCGCCTCGACGCCGGCCGCCTCGACCGCGCGCGTTACGATGTACTCCGCGGCGTCCGGCAGGGACTGCTTGCCCTCGACGATCCGCTCGTAGAGCGCCAAAACGCGCTGCCGACGCTGCTCCGCCGCTGCGCGCTCTTCGCGCAATTTTCTTGCGCGATATTCTCCGTCATGGGTGTCGTCGACGACGATGTAGGGCGAATCGCCCCACGTCGCCTCATCCCATCGCCCGGCATCCCAGATGCCGATCATGCGCCAACTTCAACGCCCATCGCCCGGCCATCTGGGCCTCGGACGATGCGCTTTGGCGCCGACATGGCCTGCATCAGCGCCTGCATCAGGCCGAGAAGCTGCTGCTCTCGCGTGGCGCTGTCCTGCGCCATCGCCTGGATCATCGCACGCACGTCATCGGACATGCCGGTCGCCATGCGGTTGGTGACCTCGCTGACCGCGTCGATGGCCGGAACATCCGCGCCAGCCGCACCGATGCGCGCCACGAGGATCTTGGTGTCGGCGTCGAGCTGCGCCTTGTGCCGCTCCAGCTCGGCGCGCTGAGCGAGCTCCTCGGCTTTCAGCGCGGCCTCAAAGCGCTGGCGCTGCTCTTCGATTGCCGCCTGCGCCTGCGCCTTCATCTGCTCGATCTGCATGTCGGCCTGCAGCTTCGCCTGCTGCATCTGGGCGTCGAACTGCGCCTTCTGCTGCTCGGCCTGCATGCGCGCGGCCTCGGCCTGCTGCTGCATCTGCGCCTTGACCATCTCGGGGTCGGGCGGCGGCGGGGCGCCGGCGTCGACCTGCTGCTGCTGGGTGATCTGCTCCAGCATGCGGTCCAGCGTGCCCTCGATCGGCTCGGCCTGCTTGAACGCGCCGATGCCGTACTTCATCAGCTCGATCACGATCGGCGCGGCCTGCGGCACCTGCTGCACGACGGGCAGGGCCTTTTCGAGGAACCCGCCATAGGCCTGCACGAACTCCAGCCGGTCCTGCTTGTTCTGCGCCTCGTCGATCTGGACGAGGCTGTCGGACGCGACCTCGATGCGGAAGTTCCGCAGGGGCTTGTCCGCCAGGAGCTGCAGGGCCTGCGGGATCAGCTGCTGGTCCGCTGGCGACATCTGTTGCGCCGCGGCGTACTGCAGGATGGTCTGGGGCTGGAACAGCTGGCAGATGATCTGGGCCTTCAGCCGGATCAGCTCGGAGGCGAATAGCGCGACCTCCTCCTGCATCGACCGTAGCCGCAGCCCGGCGTACTGGCCCTTGATCTGCTGCGCGGTGGCGGTCTCGCTCGCCGCCGTCTGGCCGCGGATGATGTCCGAGATGCCGGTTATTTCGTAGATCTGCGCCTTGATCTGTTCGCGGGCCGCGTAGCACTGCATCAGCGCCTGGGCGAGCGCGTCGAGCGGCAGGAGGTCGATCGAGCCCTTGAGGCCGCCCTTCTCGCCAAACGCCATCCACTTGTCGACCGGGATCAGCGCGTTGTTGTCGCCCTCGGTCAGCAGACGCTGGAGCGCGGGCTGCGAGGCATCGTAGACGCCGCGCATCCGCAGCGCCTTCACCAGCCCGTCGATGCGGTCGGAGAGGATGTCGAGTTCGTTGGCCTGATCCTGATAGAGCAGGAAGTCCGGCACCGGCACGAGGCTGTCCGAGGTCGTGGTCGCGTAGAGCGGCTTGGGGCAGGGGAAGAAGCCCTCCAGCCCGAGCGGGTCGTCGCGCTCGTCCACGAACTGCGCCATCCCCTTGTGCAGCCAGTAGACCTTCTGGGTCTCCTTGCACCACAGCTCGCAGATCTTCGCCCGGGTGCCTTCGCGCTTGCGGTTGGGGCCGTCGAGGTTGTCGGGGCCGCTGTCGAGCGGGATCTTTCGGCCCATGTCCTCGCCAAAGCGCTCCACCAGCGCCTCGCGGGTCATGTAGACCCAGCGCCAGACCTGAGTGACCTCTTCCCATGTCCTGGCCGAGGAGTGGCCGAAGTCCTTCCAGTGGACGTAGTCCACCGGGGCGCACTCGTACTCGATCTCCTCGGGCATCTCCGCGCCCTCGGGGAGGTTGCCGTCCTCGTCCACGTCCTCGGTGACCTGCGCGCCATCCTCGGGCAGCGCCAGTTCCTGCGCGCGGACATGCGGCTCGTAGCGCACCCACGCGACGCCGCGCCCGCCGAGGAAGCGGTCCTCGACGGCGTACTTCATCGTCGCGCGGAAATCGGGGTAATGCTCGATCTCGTAGTCCAGCGCGCGCTCGATCAGCTGCGCCGCCACGCGCCCGATCTGGTCACGGTCACCAAAGCGCCGCTTGGCCGAGGCCTTCGGCAGCTTGGCGTAGACCGCCGGGATCAGCGTCTGGATGTTGGACCAGAGGATGTTGAACTTGACCGTCTCGTTGCCCGACTGCGTGCGCGTGTCGTCGCGGTAGCGCTTGATGATCTTGGTGCAGCGCTTCTCCCAGCGCGTGAATTCGGTCTCGTAGGTCGAGATCGCCTGCAGATATTTCTGGACGCCTGTCGGCTGCACGTCGGCCATCACGGCCTCCTTCGGAAGATCACGTCGCGGTGGACATGGCCCGCGATCCCATAGCCCCAATCGGCCAGCATCGTGATGGTGTCAACGTCGGTCACGCCGTACCGCTCGCCCAAGCCCTTCAGCTCCAGAACGATGGTCGGCCAGGACTTCTTGATGGTCCGCTCGGCGCCCTGCACGGCGAAATGCTCGAAGCCCTCAACGTCAAGGCAAAGCAGATCGCAATCATCGATGTCGAGGCTGTCGATCCGCATGATCGCGAATTCCGCGCCGTCAGCGACGCGATGCGCCCCGACATTGTGCGGGTCGAAACGATCCATCGCCCCGGTGCCCGGCTGCGACCCGAAAGCGCCGCGATACGCTCGCACGCGCGCTCGATCCGCGCCCAGCAGGCGCTCGTCGAGGTTTGCCATCAGCGCCTCGTGGTTGAACTCGTCCGGCTCAACGGTCACCACGCGGTCGAAATGCATTGCCAGCTCGATCGGCCAGATGCCGACGTTGCCGCCCGCCTGAATTGCGGTGCGGCGGCCATCAGTAAGCGGCAGGATGTCGGTCCGCAGGTCTTCGACCTCGCGCAGGATGATCTCCAGCGCAACCTGATCGGCATCCGGCGCCA